ACGTCTAGGAGTAGAGTATACTAATATTGCACTACCTGGCGCTAGCAATGATTATATTTTTAGAACAACAAATTTCTGGATACAAGACAACATTGAATTAGCAAAACAAAGTTTGTTTTTAATCAATTGGACTGGCGCAGCCCGTGCCGAGTATTTTCACAACGGAGTAGAAAACAACAATTGGTTCTGGATGCAAATACCGTTTGTGCCAGACGAACACGTTGGTCATTTACATCCAAATTATTTTTCTTATGTTAACAAGCACGATCACTTTAACGCTAGAGCATTGAGTAGACATCTATTCATGAGCGAAACTCATTGGGAAGTAAATCGTTACATGAATATATTAAATCTGCAGAGTATGTTAAAAGTTCACGATATATCTTATATATTTAAAAATTCGTTGGAATTTTGTTCAGCCAATACCAGATTTCAGTATTATAATTCTAGAGTAGATGGCAAAAATTACAAAGGATTTACAGATCAACGCGAGAGTTTCTTTGAACATTGTCTAGATGCAGGATTTAGTATTGATGGCCAATTGTTGCATCATCACAAAGAAGATGCTCACGCTTACTGGGCAGAAAAACTTTTTAATGAAAATTTTTCTTAATTTTTTTGTTTAATTTGTCGTAATATTTCTGCACATTTGCAAAATTTTCTTTATTGTGTATTAATATCGATTCCATATCCTTGTGCATGTGTATAAGTTCTTCAATACTAAAGCTGTTGATATATTCGATGGTTTCGCATATCTTAACTATTCGATCTTTGTTACTCACAATACTGTCGTAATCCTCCGGCCAGTATTTGTCAAACGTCTTAAACCCCATATCTTTTAACATCTGTAATGTACCCGGAGCAGCACACATCACAAACGGTCTATAACTGTTGATCGCGTTTATTGTCTTTTCGCTGATATTTGGCCATGGTTGAGTAAATCTACTTTCGTGAATTATTGCACAAAATGCTTCGGTATACGAATCTCTCGGGTCGTGTGTGGTTCTAACATTTCCGCCATCTAATTCGCTATCTTCTTCTGGATCGGATGCGTTTCCGTTGACTGAAACAGGGTTGCTTACAGCCAAGCTCAGAGGAACAATATTTTGTAAAATTTCATTGCCTGTTTCTACTATATCACTAACAGCAGGATACTTTAATTTAAATTCTTTCCAACCAAACCACATGCGTCTTTTCATTTCGCTGTTTGAAATTTTAAAATAAAAACTTACATTGTTGTCTTTAACTAAATCTTTGCCTACTAAAAATGCAGTAATAAAATGTCTACTGGGTTCGTATCTCCATGCGCCGCTCCAGAATTTCTTTGTAATCAACGAAGAATCTAAATCGTGCTCCCACCCTTTGTTGCGTGTAGACCTATATGAAATACAATCACACAGCCATGATGTAAATAAATCTTCTTCGTATAATTTTAAATATGGATAAAATTGTGCGTAATGTTTATAACAGTCATGATCTGTACAATATACACTTAAATTTTTAATATTGTTTTTCTCAGCCCAGCTGTTTATACTTTCTAATTCTAAGCAGCGTATATTCTTAATTTCGTGCGGCTCGTTGTCTATTTTTAAAATGTGTGGTTCCATTTCGGGATCTCGCCCATTTTTGTGTACATAGTGTGTTAGTGGTTCAAAAAAGTAGAAAGCAATTTCTTCTGTCTGCAATAAAGCTTTATGTCTTTTAGTAACAAATAATTTTTCTAAATAATGTATAGAATGCGTGCCATTAAATACTATTACAGGCCGTTGATCCAACGATAAAAAACTGTCCTTTATCAAATGCATCAAGTGTTGACATTTTCCAATATGTATCAACGGAGTTCGATTTCCATCTTTGTTGATTAATTCGGGTAGTAAATTATTTCTAGGTTTAAAATATAGTGACATAAACCAATTGTATTCAGACATACAGTAACTCCGTTGATAAATATATACATATATTTATTCAAGGTAAGAAATGCTAGAATATCATCCCGAAACTCCACTGCTGGTTGCTGCACACGATTGCAATCAAACAAACTCTATATATTCAACAGACACATTTAACCACCAACGTAAATACCCCCGCTGGCCAATCACTTATAACTTTAATAGTTTAGGTTATAGAACAAAAGAAATCAACCAATTAGATAATAATTTTCTTTTAACATTTGGCTGTAGTTATACCGAAGGAGTAGGACTACGTACTGATCAAATATGGACAGACCATATTTCTAAATATTTGTCCTTGGATCTCTATAATGCTGCCAAGCAAGTATCGGGACCTGATATTCCTTCATTTAATACATTGTTATGGAATACCAACAACGCTCCCACTCCAAAAATAGTAATAGTACAATGGCCGCAAAAAACAAGAAAGCATTTTGCTTTTAAAGACTCTGTGTATATTCCTACAGTAAGCAAGAGCAAGCACGTTTATTTGAAAGATATGAGCGAAACCCATACTCCAGACGGCCGATGGTGGGGAAAACGTTACATAGTCAACACTGGAGAAATGAGCGTTAATATATATCAGTGGTTTGAAAGTTTTAACAATACGTGGAAACTAGCAGGAGTACCGGTATTAAACTTTACATGGGATGATGATATCGAGCAAGAAATTTTACATAGTAAATATAAATTATGGCACATAACGCCTACTACATATGACAAGGCCAGAGACGATGCACACGATGGTCCTATATTTCATCAAGAAACAGCAGATGCATTAAAAGAAATTTTAAGTAAATCAAATTTTACGGACAAGGTCTAGCGTACAGCAATGAAAACATCCACCTAAAGTTCTGGCATGTCTCAATGGCAACATAGCACATTCGATACCGTACGCTTCTAACGCTTTGCGTGTAGGCTCTTGATGTTCCTCTAATACCACAAGATTGGGATTAACACTGAACAAATTTACGTTCCATGTCCAAATACTACTATTACACAACCCTGGATAATGTCCAGCGTCTACAGGATCAGGCGCCCAAATAATATCCCAATCTTTAAATGGGCCGGGTAGCACATCTCGACTTTTAATTCTGCTGGGGTTTGCCAACAACAATCCCTCGCGTAAAAACGCAACAGTGCTGTCGATGTGCATATAGCTATAAACATTTTCAAGTGTATGAACTTTTACATTTCCACGATCTATAAAATCGTACTTTGGTTTGTTAATCCACTGGTCTAAATAAGTAGCACCCGCTTTATTGCCGCTGTTGCTAACCAAATACAACACATCGTCGTTTGCTCGGATAGCATTAGCAGCATCAAAGCAAGGTGCTACTTCAGTTAATGCCAACTGATCAGGGTCGCCGACACAAGTTTCATCGTACAGGTCGTTATTTTTGTAACGGGGGCTTAATTCAACGCCTGCTATGTGAGGGAGCATATGATGAAACTCACGTTCTCTTGCTCGCAAACTCATCGGAGTAGCAAGCATTTTCTTACCATAAACAAATACAGTATCACGTGGACAATAATTGTAATATTCAACATCCGGTGTGCGATTGGGTCTTACAACTTCTACACCTTCGCCTTCTAAAAATTTTACAAATGTTTCAAGATCTTCGTTGCTTTCTTCAACAACTTGATCAGGATACAATCCAGCTTTAACATCGCTTACGTCTTTGCGATCAGCATAATTAATAACTCGTAAGCTTTTATCCATTTCTGGAATACGGCAATAATCAGCAACACCAACAACAACCTTCTTTAATGGATCCCATTCGTTTGTACTATAAATATTCATACAACTATTTAAGGAGTGCCATGAGCAGAATAATCATATTTGGATGCAGCTATACACAGTATGGCTGGCCAACTTGGGCTAATATATTAGGATACGACATGGAAATCGAATATCATAATTTTGCATTACCTGGATTGGGAAACGTAGGAATTATGCATCGTATGGTGGAAGCCAATGCAAAATTAAAATTCAACAAAGACGACAAAATCTTTATTCTTTGGAGCAGTTGGAGCAGAGAAGACAGAATCCGCAACAGTAATTGGGTATGCACAGGCAGTGTATTCAACGGCGGCAATACAGAATACAATCGCTATTTTATCAAACGGTATTGGTCGTATGACAATGATATTGTTAAAAATTCAACAGCAATAATTGCTGCTAATAAAATGTTTGGAGAATATATCACATGGCAAGGTAGTGCATTTAAATTAGCAAAAAATGAAGCATTTAAAACAAAAAAAACTTCGTCAGAAATAACAAAATTTTATCTAGATCAATTACCCGAGATACCTTATTACAATTTTGAAAGATCCGAATTTCAAAAACCGTTTGATGTAATTCAAGATTGCCATCCTGATATAATTCAACACATGCAAATACTACAAGAATTTATATATCCTGCAATTGATAAACAACTACAGCAGTCTACTGTAGATATATTTTCTTCATTGCATAACGATGCATTAGAAAAAATAAAAGTAACTCTTAAACCCGATATTCCCAAAGCAATATCAATTATTAATAATATTATAGATTACAAATATCAAGATATTCGTAAAAATTCTCATAATCATTATACAATCACAGATGCTCCTGGATGAAAACTTAATTAGAAAAGATCGGCATAGTTGTTAAATTTGGATAGTCCTGCCAACTCCACAGTTTAGGAGTAGAGTTAATAGCTGTATCCAGTTTATCGAGCCCTTGTTGTGCTGTTTCTGGAGTCATATAGTAATGATATCCTATGCAGTCAATGGCCTGTTCGCTCCACGACGGTTGCCGATTTCTTCCATCGTATCCAAGTTTGATTAAATCTGTATATGCTTGATAATTATCTAACAGTATCATGCCACCGCGCCCAACACTTAGATGCTTCTTATATTGGAAACTAATGCACATCATTGTTCCTGTTATATAGCTGTTTTTTTTCCATAAAACAGCAGCGTCAATTATTTTATTGTCTATATAATAATAATCAGTCCAGCGTTCGTCTTTCCACGTCCATTTTAAATCTAGTTTGCTAGCAGTCATAGGAATTGATAAGTAAGTGTGCATTGGAATACTGATGTTGTTTGATTTATTGTACCTTAAACATAATTCAACAGCATGAGTACAACAATCGGTACTAACAGCATATGGTGCTCCAAAGAATTTTGCAATACGTTCTTCAAACTGGGTTACTATATCAAACATAGTAATATTTATATAGGTACACAATGAAAAGAACATATTTAGACACAGTGCATAATGGAATATATTATCTGAATGTCTGGGCATACACACACAGCGATTTCAAATGGCTAGTTGATGCTGTTGAAAAGAAAGATATTTCTACAATAAGATTGTTGGGTGCAGAAGAATATGTTTTTATGCCGTTTTATCATGATTCAGAAACTTTTCGAATATTTAAAGGATTTTGCAATTATCATAATATCACATTAGAAATAATAACAGGCTGCAATCTAAGTTACAAACTCAATTATAGATACCCTATAATAGATCACCGAGATAGCTTTATATCGTGGGAAACTTTTTTTGCATTTCAAACTGTTGAAAATGCACTTTCTCACTCACAGTTGCCGTTGGGACACAGCAAGGATATTAACAAACACTTTGTTAGTTTAAACGGAAGAGCTCACCCGCATAGGTGTTTATTTTTAGACCATATGTTCAACGCAAACTTATTTCAACATGGATATATCAGTTTTCGAAATTCTGATAACTGGGATTACGGTTATGAATTTAAATATTGGAAACCAGAAATATTAAAGTTTGACGACCTACATGAAAATAGACCAGACGGTTATGTAGACTATATGCTTCCTCCGCTGGAATTCAAAGATGCATTGTTTAGTGTAATATGCGAATCAACAGTTGATGTACAATTTATAACAGAAAAAACCTACATACCTATTTGGAACCGGCGTCCGTTTTTAGTTTACGGGCATCCTCGTGCAAATGAATACATTAAAAGCTTGGGATTTAAGCTGTTTGACAATATAATTGATTATTCGTTTGACAGTATAGAAGATGACGAAACCCGTTGTATAGAATTTATGAAACAAGTAAAGCAAATTTGTAACCGAGACATCAGTATGCTTAGAAAAAAAGTCGAACAGACAGTACACTATAACTGGCTTTGGCTACTTAAAATTGTAGGCGATCAAAAAACACGTCGCAAGATTTTAAAAAAACTTGATCCTAATACTAACCATGTTCAAGTTGACGTGTATAGAAAAATGTTAAATATAACAGACAATCCGGATTATATTTCGGTCATCGATGGTTTAAAGGAACAATATGAAAATATTATTAACAGGAAGTAGTGGATTTATTGGGCAACATTTGCTGCCAAGATTACAAGCAATAGGCGAAGTTGTAGAATTACAAAGCAATTTAACAGATCACGCTGCAATTCAACAAGAAGTAAAATCAGTTACACCTGATATTATTGTGCATTTGGCAGCACGTACTGAAGTACAAAAAAGTTTTTATGAGCAAGTTAGTTTTAGCGAAGTAAACTACGTAGGTACTGTTAATTTAATTGAAGCTTGTCGTAATGTAGATCCGATGCCTTATTTTGTATTTGCAAGCACTATGGAAGTTTACGGGTGGCAACCGATCAGCGACGAAGTTGAACAAACTGGCACATATGTTCAAAATGTTGCATTTGATGAACACACACAACCACATCCAAATGCCCCTTATGCAGTTGCAAAATATGCATGTGAAAAATACCTCGAATATGCCGAACGTGCATATGGATTAGAATGGGCTAGCTTTCGACAAACTAATGCTTACGGTCGCAAAGACAACGACTACTTTGTCACAGAGCAAATTATCAGTCAGATGCTCAAAGGTAATACATGCAATTTAGGATATGCCGAGCCATATAGAAACTTCATTTACATTGACGACTTATTAGATGCATGGATGGCTGTGATTGAAAATAGAGATAGTTGCCGCGGAAATATCTTTACAATCGGTCCAGACGAGCCTCGCAAGATTAAAGATTGTGCAAACTATATTGCAGAACAACTTGATTGGAGGGGTACTGTTAACTGGGATACCAAAGATCCTCGACATGGGGAAATTTGGTGGCTCAACAGTAATCATAACTTGCTTACTGAAAAAACAGGATGGTATCCTAAAGTTTCCTACGAAGATGGAATAGCAAGGACAATTGCACATTGGAAAACAATAATCAAATAGTATATTCTAATCTTGCGCCAGGCGATCCGTTGTATTCATCGACCGGTTTAAATACTCATTTAAATTTTAATCAATGGCTAGATAACAAGGATACTACAAGTATTTACATATATCGTATTGCTTCTGATCTTTCTTTGTTAGAAGTAGCAGTGGACGTTATTCGCAACACTCATAACTTGTTCATGTTATATGACAGTTGCCTTGAAGGATATACAACTGTAGAGTTTGAAAGATTGCACGAATATTCAGTAAAGCACCAACTCAAAGACAAATTTATATTTCTGTCTGGTAATCGTGATGTGGAGGAAGAATATAATCTTTGGTTAAAAGACAATCAGTTTGACAAGCTGTTCAAAGTATGTTATAATAGCAACTGGTACTACAGAGTTAAACAAAATACTATAGATTATAATTTAAAAAAGCGTACTATAAACAAAACTGAATGGTTTATGTGTTTAAATAATCGGTTGCATAATCACAGAGCAGTAGCAATCACATACATGGATTATTTGGGTATGTTAGAAAAAGGAAAGATATCGTGTTTGGATAAAACATACGAACTACATATTGCCAATCCTGCTTCATTTTCTCAAGTAGTGTTTGACTATTCTCATGAATTTTCAGAAGAAATATTTCAAACACTAGAAAATCAAGTGAGTCTTACAGCACAAAAATTACCGTTGAATTTAGACACTGAGAATTTTTTATTTGGAAGTCGCCCACATGATTTTAACAAAGCATTTTATAACAAGGCATTAATTAATCTAGTTACAGAAACATATTACTATGAATGTTTTAACAATTATAGTCATATGTTTCTTAGTGAAAAAATATGGAAACCTATAGTATCAAAACAAATGTTCGTTCTAATTGGGCCACGTTATGCATTGCAGTATCTTAGAGAACTAGGGTTTAAAACATTTGACGATTTTATTGATGAATCGTATGACACTATGGATACAGACAAACGAATTTTTGCTGCAATTAACGCATTGGATCATGCAATGAAAACATACACAATTGAAGAATTAAACAACAAAACAAAAGAAACAAGAGCGTACAATTTCAAGCACTTTATGTCTCAACGTATTCAACAGATCTTGTGCCCGGATATTAAAAAACAATTATGTACATAAATTTAGATGATATTGCATTTTGGATGGATGCTGTACGCAATAATGAAAATCATTATGGTGTGTTAGAAAGTTTCTGGAAGGGCCAACTTAGAAGTAAAGAATGGCTAATTGAACACTTATTGCCTTGCCTGCCAAATGATGGTGTTGCATTAAATGTTACAATCCATGGTGGCTGGAACGGCGTTCTTGCAAGTATGATGTTTAACAGGCTTACAAAGATTGCACAGATATGCAGTATTGACATCGACGAATCATGCAAGGAAGTTGCCGAAATGATTTGTAAACGCCAAGAAATGTCTGGTATATTTCGTGCAGAAACACATGACATGTGTACATACGAATACAACACGATTCCTCATGTGGTTATCAATACCAGTACAGAACATATCACACAACTACAATACAACATCTGGTTAGAGAGAATTCCTGCTAATACACTCATAGTGTTACAAAGCAATAATTATTATGAATTGCCTGAGCATATTCGATGCTTTGACACAGTTGACGATTTTGCTAAAAGCAGCGGAATAAATACCATAGTGAAAAAAGAAACATTGTCTTTGCCGTTATATAATAGATTTTTGTTGATTGGATATAGATGAAACAACTATTAGATCAATGGCAAGACACCATTGCAGAAACTGCTACTCCTACATTTTGTGCGTTACCTTGGATACACATGGCAACACGACCAAATGGAGACATGCGGGTATGTTGCAGTGCTAATGCTAGTGGTGCTGGTGTTGATCATACAGTGGGCTTAGTAAAGGATGACGCAGGTGATCCAGTAAACTTTAGTACTACCACTCCTATGCAGGCATGGAATAGTGAATATATGCGTAACATCAGACGCACAATGATGGACGGTAACATTCCAGCAAGTTGTACCAAGTGCTTTGCTGAAGAGCAACAAGGAGTTGTGAGCAAGCGTATGTGGGAAACCACTACTTGGATGGAGCGCGGCCTCGATCCTGTCACTATGTTAAACGACACGCAATCTGATGGTAGATACAAAGATCAACTCAAATATTTAGATCTAAGGCTTGGGCATACTTGCAATATCAAGTGTGTTATGTGTTCGCCACATGACAGTAGTAAATGGGTAGCTGACTGGAAAGTGCTAGCACCACAATTAGAAGATCCTGAAGTCAAGCGGCAGATGCAATGGGATAAATCGTCCTTTAATAACAAATGGCACGAAAATGAAATATTTTGGGATCAATTGTACAAACAAATTCCGTATTTAGAAGAGGTGTACTTCGCAGGCGGCGAACCTTTAATGATCAAAGAACATAAAAAGTTTATCGAAGAAATTGTACGCAGTGGACACAATAAAAAAATTAGGCTGCGTTATAACACCAATGGCATTCTTGTAGACGAAGAACTTATCGAACTATGGAAACATTTTGCAGTTGTAAAAGTCGGAGTCAGCATTGACGCACATACAGATCGTAACAATTACATTAGGTACCCAACAGATTGGGAAACAGTTGAGCGTAACCTCCATATGCTGGACAACACTCCTGATAACATACGTCCTAGTATTGCTACTGCTATTCAGATGTTTAATATCAAGCACCTTCCAGATTTTATACATTGGAAAGTCAATAGTAACTTTAAAAAAGTCAATACAGAAGTAATTAAAAATGTGCAAGCAGGCGGCGGCCTGATTAATATGCACCTCTTATACATACCAACATTTTTAAATATACAAAATTTCTCCAAAGATGATAAACAAGAAATACGTGACAAGTTTATGCAGTTTAAAATATGGTTACAAAATCACGGCAACTTAGATCAAAGTTTTTGGGAGTCAAATCCTTATGGATGGAGACGTTGGGAATCAATATTAGTTTATATGGAAAGTGCTGACCATACCGAAAGGCTACCTGGATTCAAGGAATATGTAAACAAGTTAGATGCAATTAGAGGAATTAGCGCCAAAAATATTTTTCCTGAGTTAGCACACTTATTATGATAATAAAAGTAGAAAATAATCAACCTGATAATGTTCTTAGAATAGAATATATGCTAGGAAATACTTGCAATCAAAAATGCAATTACTGCTTCCCGGGCAGCAACGAGGGCAATACAAATTGGCCGGACCTAGAAATCGTTAAAACAAACTTATCAAAAGTTCTAAATCATTATGCAGCAAATGGCAAAGATGTGTTTAATATTTTTTTTGTTGGAGGTGAACCCACATTATGGGATGACTTTTTAGAACTTTGTATTTTCTTAAAATCAAAATACAATTGTATTTTAGAAATTAGTACCAATGGTACTAGAGGTATAATATGGTGGCAAAAAGCAGCAAGAGTGCTGGATCATATTAATATTAGCGTACACCACGAATATGCAAAAATAAACAAAATTAAAACTCTTGCTGATTTTTTATACAGTTCGGAGATACTAGTTAATGTAGATGTGTTAATAGATCCAGCTGCATTTAACACATGCGTTGAGTTAGTCGAACAGATGCAACAGTTAACACTGCCTTGGCCAATTGTTGCAAAAGTTGTATTGTTTGATGGTCAATCTTGTTATACAATTGAGCAATTAAAATATTTTGAAGAACCTATTAAACGATATCCTAACGCAGATTGGTTTCATTCTACTTCTCGTAAACCAAGAACAGAAATTACAATCACGCACAACAATAATGAAAAAACTATTACAAACAGTGACAGTTGGATTACTCGAAATAATTTAAACTATTTTAAAGGATGGCACTGTAATTTAGGAGTCGATCATATTAAAATTACCAACAGAGTAATAACATCCAATTGCAACCAGCGGCTATTTGATAAGACTTATAACATTAACGATAAAGACTTTGAGTTCAGCCCTACAATACAGCCGACACTTTGCTCACGCGATATATGCGGATGCGCCGGAGAAATTTCTATAAAAAAATGGATAATACAATGATAGATTCATTAGTACCAGTAAACAATTTAAGTTTTCAAGTTGCATGGGAAAGCACTTTAAAATGCAATATGGATTGTAGTTATTGCGGCGATGGGCATAATAATAGATTGCAACATCCTAGTCTCGAAGATAGCTTAAAAACTGTTGATTTTATATTTGAATATTTACAGATACAAATGAACAATAAGCCCAGCCATATGAGAATCGCAGGATTAAACGTTCAAGGCGGCGAAAGCGTGTTTCACCCAAACATCATTGAAATATTAGAATACATACAATCAAAAAAAGAAAAGATAGATTATACACTTACAGTAGCGTTGATAACAAATGCAGTAGTAGGTCAGCATCAGTGGGACAAAGTTTGCAAGTTAGTAGATCATTTTACCGTAAGTTTTCATGCAGAAGGAAATTCTACTCAAGAAGGGCTATTCAAAGACAATGTTAGAGGATTGATAATTAGAAAAAAATCATTCCAAGTAAATGTTATGATGCATCCAAAAAAAGAATTATGGCTAAAATGTTTAAAAATAATACGCTGGTTAAAAGCAATTAAAGCACCATACCACGTGAGACAAATTGATCATCACTGGTTTGACATACGTTTTAATTATTCTCCACGACAGGTAAAGTTTTTAACAGGAAAAACTCCTACAAAGTTAACACAAAAAATAAAAGCAGTACTTACTCGCGGTCACGACTTAGCCAGTACCGGAAGAGCATGTTGCGGCGGCAACAGCATGTGTGTTAACAATAGTTATGACACAAAGTATGTAGAAGGAAACAACTTCCAAGGGTGGAGTTGTAGTGTTGACAAATACTTTTTATATATTAGACAAACCACAGGTGAAGTTTTTACAAACAAAGACTGTCGTATGACCTGGGACGATCGCATTGGGCCCATAGGAAACTTAAAAGACACTCGTGCCATCATAGACAGATTATTGCTAGGAACACCGACTATTGTGTGCAAAAAAACAAAATGCTGGTGTGGACTATGCGCACCAAAAGCAGCAACTCCTGAAAAGTTTAAAATAATCAATCATAAGTATGCCACGGAGGAAGTACCGCAGTTGAAAGATCAGTGAGTTCTAAGTCTTTTGCAAGTCCTGTTTCTGCACGCCATGGTACAAATCCTTCGGCTGCACGCTGATCAAATTCTAAAACACACATAGGAATTTTTGATTGTACACTTTCGATAAGTTTATTTTCTTGTTGCACTCGATATTTTAACGGCATTAAACTTGCTGTTCCTTCGTACGAAAAAATATTGCTCATGTGTATAACAACACCTTGCGGATTGCAGTTTTTGTCAAGCCAGTTGTTTCCAAAAATACCAGTTTCCATTGTTATTTCTTTAGCACTCAAGTAGTCTATTGTTATGGTACTACTAAGACTATCCAGTATTATGCCACCATTTTGATCCAGCACCGCACCTATTAACGATCCATGTAACATACTAAATTCTCGATCAACTGCAATAGAGCCATCATTGTAATACACCGATCCGCTAATATCCATGTTTACTACTGAACTGTCGCCATCGATTATTATTTTCCCGTCATTGTTTAAGAAAGTTCCTGCAAATGTGCCATTGAACACACCCGATATATTGTCAAACGCAACATTATTGTCAACTGTTATTAGAGATGCACTTATTTCGTCAATGTCAATTCTATTTCCAGAAAGTATTATATTACCGTCTAAATCCAGAAAGTTACCAACAAAATTACCTTGAAAAGTATTGGTTTCGTTGTCATATGCAACAGTGTTGTCTGCATTTAATAAGTTAGCTCTAACATTTCCTAATATCAGATTGCTTTGGCAATCAATTAATAACTTCTGATCAGTACCTGTAACATTGCCTGTCAACGGCCCGGTAAATTTTCCATCAAATTCTCCTGAAAATACTTTAGTATTATGATTGTAAGAAATACTACCATCACCGGCAACAATACTTCCAGTAATAACATCAACATTCATTACAGAATGTTCGAGGTTAAATATAACATTATTTTCTTGATCGACAATGTTTCCAACTAGTGTACCGTATATGGTTTTTGTTTCATGATCAACAATAATATTGTCATCTTGATCTACCACGCTTGCTTTGAGCGTTCTAACAAAACTATCAAGTACTAGCGTACTATCTGCCCCTTCTATATTAATTCTATACGGTGCACCTTCAAAGTATTCCATTGCAATCTCCTTGTATCATTATTTATCGTAATATGATTGACAACTGCAAAATACTGCTATATAATTACAGTATGTATGATATTATATTTGTATCTAAAGTTAATTCCTCATCTGAGTGGATATCATTAAAAGAAAAATATCCATTGGCAAAGCATGTGGATAGTTTTGAAAAAGCGCAACGTATTGCATTAACCGAATTTTTTTGGTTGGTACCCGATGATGTAATTATATCAAACTTTGAGTTTGATTATGTTCCTGATTTTTGGAGTATGGACGTGGCGCATGTTTTTAAAAACAAAGACACGTACGACGGTATTGCTCTTATACCTAAGAACAGCAACATTACTGTTAAAGAAATCGAGCATAGATTTTACGTCAACAAAAAAGAAGTTGACATTGTAGCAAGTGTTCCTAAGTCTTATGATGTATTTGAAATTGACAGTTATGACCAATACTTGTCTGCACTTGCAACCAGCACAACTGATATGTTTTGGATGAGTAGTACTAGTATTAACGCTAACTACGATTTAATTGATTCATATTATATTTCTCATCACGATACTCAACTAAAAAATCAAACCCACGCTTTTATTCATACAGTTGGCGAACAACGCTTGTATAACGGGTTATTTTTATGTAGCAAACAGAAAACGCTGAGCAAGCATGAAGTTGAATATAGATTTCCAGTCAACCGATATGAGCATGATACAGTCGGCAGCACTATCAAGTATTATGATGTATTTGAAATTGACAGCTATGACGAATACTTAGCTGCACTCAAATGTTCTTCCACTGAATTATTCTGGATGAGCAGTAAGAACATAACTGCTGATATACCCAACTTGTATTTCACACACGACAATGAGTATGATAGAAAACAAAATCATAACTTTTTACACTGTGGCAAACGCAATGGCGTATTCTTATGCAACAAACACAGGCCACTTACACAAAAAGAAGTGGATCATAGATTTTTAGTAAATGCCAAGGAATGGGATATTGTTGCAAGTGGTCCTAAGTCATATGATGTATTTGAAATTGATAACTACGACGAATACTTGAATGCTGTAGAAAACTCAACCACTGAATTATTCTGGATGAGCAGTAAGAACATAACTGCTGATATACCCAACTTGTATTTCACACATGACAACGAGTATGACCGTAAACAAAATCACGCATTTATACACCGAGTAGGTGATAGAGATTTATACAATGGCGTATTCTTATGCAACAAACACAGGCCACTTACACAAAAAGAAGTGGATCATAGATTTTTAGTAAATGCCAAGGAATGGGATATTGTTGCAAGTGGTCCGTGTAAATATGATACTTTCTATCCAACAACATACGATGACTATCTCAACGCACTTAAAATTAGTAAAACTGAAATGTTTTGGATCATACCCGATTATGTTGATCCGACCAGTCGATTTAAGTTTGATACGTATTTTAGTCATGACGAGCAATACAGTAGGAAAATAAATCATGTGTACCTAAATGGTAAATATTACGATGGAATTGTATTGTGCAGCAAACATGCAAAGTTTAGTAGGCGCGAATTTGATTACAAATTTATTTCAGCTAAAAAAGAAATCAATATCGTAATAAGTACGCCCAAGCCTTACGATATTGTTTTTATAAGCTATCAAGAAACCGCAGCAGACGAAAATCATACTCGTTTATTAAATCAATTTCCAAATGTCAAACGGATACACGGTGTCAAGGGAATTCATGCTGCGCATATAGCTGCCGCAAAGTTGTGCAATACTGATATGTTTTGGATCGTAGACGCTGACGCAATTATTTTAGACGATTTCAAATTTGATTACCAGGTGCCGCGCTGGGATAAAGAAGTTGTACATGTTTGGCGTAGTCAAAATCCTATCAACGATATGGTATATGGTTATGGAGGTGTAAAATTGTTTCCTACAGAACTTACTATAAACATGGATATAACCAAGACAGACATGACCACCAGTGTTAGCAGTAAGTTTCAAGCAATGCCGGAGATATCAAACATAACCAAATTTAATACTGATCCTTTTAATACATGGAAAAGTGCATTTAGAGAATGCGTTAAGTTAAGCAGTAAAGTTATCGACAGGCAGAAAGATGACGAAACATTACAGCGTCTTAATATTTGGTGCACCGTTGGAGAAAACAGGCAGTACGGCAAATATGCAATAGCAGGTGCCGTCGCAGGCGCAGAGTATGGATCTTTAAATCAAGATAACCTAATAGCACTTAAATTGATAAATGATTTTAACTGGTTAAAGGAACAGTTTGATGCACAATACAGTTAATCTATTAAACGGTTTAGAATTACTATATCCCGAAAACACTTTTATTCCACAACTAAAACGGACATTGGATATGTTTCCTGAGAGTGAAATTCCTATGCAGGATGCACTTAGCTTGGGTCAGTTAAGTAGCAAATTATGGTTAATAGAAAAGTTGCCAGAAAATTTAGGAACAGTTTTTATATGTGCAGGTTGGTATGGAACATTAGCAGCACTGATGTTTGAAAGAGCTAGATCTAAATTCGACAAAATAAGAAGTTTTGATATTGATCATACATGTGCTCCTATTGCTGATACAATGAATAGACCTTGGGTAATGGATGGATGGCAATTTAAGGCCAGTACACTTGACATATTAGAAATGGATTATCCAACAGAGCATACTACATATAGAGCAAACGGCACAAGTTTAGAATTATGTGAAATGCCAGACACTATCATCAACACAAGTTGCGAACATATTGCTGATTTTGTAGGATGGTACAATAAAATTCCAGTAGGCAAACTAGTAGTGCTACAGGCCAACGATTACCACGAAGTAGAAGAACATGTAAATACATATAACACACTGGAAGAATTCACTGCAAGTGCGCCAATGACTACGATTCTGTATGAAGGCGAGTTGAAACTTCCAAAATACACAAGGTTTATGAAAATTGGATTTAGATAAATTAAGTCTTCGTGAATTGCAAACCGAAAGTGCAAGAGCACTAAGTACTATGCAAGCCACAAATGACAATATTTGGCAATTTAATACACAAGCACATCATGACAGTCAACGTTGGTATGCTGCTGTGATAGAATGGTATGTAGAGCAATACGGAGACTTGCCTAGCAAAACCGGTCCAGGTAAAGATATAAAGTTAGTGATGGAGTGATTATGATAAATTCATTAGCAAACGAATCAAACAATTGGCAAAAATATGCATCTTTACGTGTTAATACATACAACTGGAAAGACGATGTTCCTGATGTAGAATTAATCAAAACTATAATTGGTGAACTACATAACTATTCTCCGAGCAAACAATCAATAGTAAGATATCACATTGATGTATACAGAAATAACAACAAAGAAAACTGTAAAAAAATTTATCGTGGTCATGCTGCTTCCTTAGAAGAAAACGCAAGACATAATCCGCAAGTATTAGCGCCTTGGTTGTTATTTTTTAGAAAAAGAGAAACAGCAACAAAAAAACTTGATTTTAGAATAGAAGATTTTTATATAGATTTGGGTATTGCTGCAAGCAATATAATTTATAGTGCATCATCAAAAGGTCTAGACACCGGATTATGTAGATGTGTGAATTATAAGCAAGAACTGATAGATGTAATAGGATATGTTCCTGAATTAACAATTGGTATTGGCTATAGAAATAATGATATTAAATATTTTTGTCCCTACTATAAAAAAATAGTTAACATTCCGGGACCAGATAATCCGCCTAA